CAATCGGGGCGCAGCCTCCGCCACAGGCGATCTGGGCGCAGCCTCCGCCACAGGCAATCTGGGCGCAGCCTCCGCCACAGGCAATCGGGGCGCAGCCTCCGCCACAGGGAAAGCCGGTGTGGCGCTCGCGGCCGGCCTCGAATGTAAAGCAATGGGCGCGCTTGGCTGCGCAATCTGCTGCGTCGAGCGAGGCGAATGGGACGGAGAGACGTATCCGATCATCGCTGTAAAGGCAGCCATTGTCGATGGAGAAAAGATCAAGGCTGGAACATGGTACCAGCTGAAAAGCGGCGAATTTGTGGAGGTAGAGTAAATGCTTGATACAATCTCCACTGTGAAGATGAGCCGCGAAGAATGGCTTGAGGAACGCAGAAAGTCCATCGGAGGGAGTGACGCGGCAGCTGTTATCGGCATGAGCCGCTTTGCAAGCCCGTACACGGTATGGATGGACAAGACTGGGCGTCTTCCGGAAAAGGAAGACACAGAGGCTATGCGGATCGGCCGAGATCTCGAGGAGTATGTTGCGAAGCGTTTTGAAGAAGCGTCTGGGAAAAAGGTGCGGCGCTGCAACTACATCATTCGGACCCCCGCGTATCCGTGGGCGCACGCAGACATTGACAGGCGAATTTCCAGCGAAAATGCAGGGCTGGAATGCAAGACAACCTCGACGCTTGACATTCGGCAGTTCAACGGCGTGGATTTCCCAGAGAAATATTATTGCCAGTGCGTGCACTATCTGGCTGTCACTGGCCTTGACCGTTGGTATTTGGCGGTTCTCGTATTCGGGCGCGGATTCTTTACATACACGCTCGAGCGCGACGAGGCGGAAATCTCCGCGCTGATGGAGGCGGAGAAGCTTTTCTGGCGGTGCGTCGAGGAAGACACCCCGCCTGCACCGGACGGCTCGGAGGCGACGACGGACGCGATCAGCACGGTTTATGCCGATAGCAACGGCGAACAGCTTGATTTGTTCGGGCGTGAACAGCTGCTTTCCGAGTATATGCAGATCAAGCGTCAGGCGGCGGCACTGGCGGAGCGCAGCCGCGAGATTGAAAACACAATCAAGCTCGACATGGGCACGGCAGAGCGGGCCGCCTGCAACGGTTACAACGTCTCCTGGAAGCAGCAAAACCGGCAGACGTTCCAGCCCAAAGTCTTTAAAGAGGCATACCCGGATATCGATTTGACGCCGTTTTATAAAACGGTGCAGGCCCGGCCATTCAAAATTACAGAAATGAAACAGGAGGAAGAATCATGAACAAAATCCAGCAGGCAACCTCGCAGACGGCAATGAAGGCACAGAGCGGCGGAAATCCGACAATGCAGCAGTATATCAAGCAGATGGAGGGTGAGATCAAGAAAGCGCTTCCCTCCGTTATGACGCCGGAACGGTTCACGCGGATCACGCTTTCCGCGCTTTCCACGAATCCAAAACTGGCGCAGTGTACACCGCAATCTTTCCTCGGCGCGATGATGACTGCCGCGCAGCTTGGCTTGGAGCCGAACACGCCGCTTGGGCAGGCATACTTGATCCCGTATTGGAACGGGAAGCAGAACCGTCTTGAATGTCAGTTCCAGCTTGGGTACAAAGGCATGATTGATCTTGCATACCGCTCCGGCGAGATCCAGACGATCCAAGCACAAGTCGGACACTCAAACGACACGCTGATTGCCGAGTACGGCACGGAATGCAGCCTGAAATTTATCCCGAAGCTGAACGGAGATCGCGGCGACCCGGTGAACGTCTGGGCGATGTTCAAAACAAAGGACGGCGGCTACGGCTTCGAGATCATGACGCTGGACGATGTTCGCGCCCATGCGCAGAAGTACAGCAAGGCATACGGCTCCGGCCCGTGGCAGACCAATTTCGAGGAAATGGCGAAGAAGACTGTCCTGAAAAAGGTTCTTAAATACGCGCCGATGAAGTCCGAATTTGTTCGGCAGATCGCACAGGACAGCACAGTCAAGACGGAGATCAGCGACGATATGTTCAGCGTTCCTACTGTTGTCGCAGATGCGGAAATGGTAGACAATATGCCTGTTGACCAGACTACAGGTGAGGTCATGGAGGGCAACGCAAATGCTGAATAAAATCGTCCTGATGGGCCGCCTGACCCGTGACCCGGAGCTTCGGCAGACGCAAAGCGGAAATTCTGTTGCATCCTTCACGCTTGCCTGCGACCGCGATTTTGCGGCGCAGGGCGCGGAGAAGGAAACGGATTTTATTGATGTTGTCGCATGGCGGAATACAGCTGATTTTGTCAGCAAGTATTTCTCCAAGGGCCGCATGGCCGTCGTGTCTGGCCGTTTGCAGATCCGCAACTGGGAAGACAAAGACGGGAACAAGCGCAAGACGGCGGAGATCGTCGCAGAAAGCGTTTATTTCGGCGACAGCAAGCGGGACGGGCAGAATGCTTCTGCCGCTGCGCCGACCTCTTCGGAGTTCAAGCCGCTGCCGAGCACAACGCCGGTTCCGTTCTCTGCGCCGGATATGCCGCAGATGGAGATCGGCGATGAAAACGAGCTTCCGTTCTGAGGGCTGACGGATGGGAGATAAAAAGGAATACGTCAAGCTGTGGCTGAGTTACAGGAGCTATTTCGAGGCGTACAGTGCCGCTGAGGTGGGGCGCTTGGTGCTGGCCGCGATGGATTATCGCGAGTCGGGAGCAGAGCCAGAGTTCAGCGGGAGTGAACGTTTCATTTGGCCTGCGATTCGACGGGACATTGACGAATCCGTAGCGGCTCAAAAAGCCATCTCCGCGTCCAGAAGCGAGGCAGGAAAGCAGGGCGGTCGGCCTGAATCCGAAAAAGCAAATGCTTTCGACGAAAGCAACGAAAAGCAAAAAAAGCAAATGCTTTCCGAGGAAAGCAAAAAAAGCTATGGACAAAGGAAAAGGACAAAGGACAAGGACAAGGACAAGGACAAGGACAGTATTCTTTCCCCCCTACCCCCCACGCTGCGCGAAGCAGTTGAAAAATGGGTGACGTACAAGGGAGAACGACGGGAGGAGTATAAGCCTGTTGGCCTGCAAAGCCTTGTTACGCAGATCACAAAGGCTGCGGAGGGATACGGCGAGGAAGCCATGATCGACGTGATAACCCGCTCTATGGCCGCAAATTACAAGGGGATCGTGTTTGACTGGCTGAAAGAGGCCAGCACACGCCCTGCGTCGCTTGGCCGCGCTGCAAAGCCCGGCTACGGTGTGCAGGGGCACCACGACGAACTGAATCCACTGGAACGTGCGGCTGTGGACAGGGTGATGGGGCCTGTATCGAAGGGTGCTGCTCGGATGCAACATGGCATACAGCGCCACGAGGACGAACTTGATGCGTTCCAGCTGGAGGCGGTCGAGCGAATGCTTGCGGAAAACAAGGAGGATAAGACATGAGATTTGTTTGCGATTGCTGCAACGATCTGACGAACATCGAGGCCGACCGAATGGAGATCCAGGGCGACAAGCTGATGGTGTACAGCCGCGAGCGGCTGGCGAAGCTGACGCCGGGGAGGGAGGAAAAACCATGACAGACAAGGAAATCGTGCAGGCGCTGCGGGTATGCTCCCGCAGAACAGACGCACAAACTTGTGCGAAATGCCCATTGTTTGACAGCGAGGATTGTATGGGCGACATGATGGTTGGTGCAGCTGACTTGATCGAGCGCCTGACCGCCGAGAACGCGGCGCTGCGGGAGAAGGTGCCGCAGTGGATCAGCGTGGAGGACAGGCTGCCAATAGACCGTCTCAGCAAATATCTCGTTGCTTTTCGGGACGCGGGCGGCTCGATTGTAGATATGGCCAGATACTTTCCAAGCGACGGATGGACGTGCAATAACTGGGAGGCACCGCAGAACTTGATTACTCACTGGATGCCGCTGCCGGGAGCACCGGAGAAAGGAGACAAGGCATGATAGCTGTTTTAATCAGCATCAGACCAAGGTGGTGCGAGAAGATCATAAGCGGAGAGAAAACGATCGAGGTGCGCAAGACGCGCCCGAAGATGGATACGCCGTTTAAGTGCTATATCTACTGCACAAAACCGGAGGAAAAGCTACTCACCATTATGAAAGACGGCGATGAGAATTATGGAGAAACGTATCACGGCAAGCCGGTTTTCATAAAGACGGAAAAAGCGCCGACCACTGGCTTATGGGATAAGCGGCAAAAGGTTATCGGGGAATTTCTGTGCGATCAGATCATCAACATTAACGGCGCGGGAAGGATACCGTCGGATGCTGCGCGGCCAACCTGCCTAGAGCCTGCGGAGCTGCACCGGTATCTCGGAGCTGCCACCGGCTTCGGCTGGCACATATCCAATCTCAGGATTTACGATACCCCGCGCGAACTGCGGGAATTTTACGCTGTGCCAAATGAGGTAGAGGTAGCGCTCAATGCAAAACCCAGGCCAATCACCCGCCCGCCGCAGAGCTGGCGGTATGTGGAGGAAGAGCTATGGAACGACTGACTTATTTCAAAGACGGATACTGGCGGGTAAATTTCAGCGGAGTGCAGTACCAGGCGGATTTTGTTGATCGCCTCGCGGCCTACGAGGACACGGGCCTGACGCCAAAAGAGGTAACTGCGCTAGGAGAGCTGTTCGATTACGCGCTGAAAGAATCAAAAACGCTGACTGAGCAGCTTACATTGCTCCATCACATCCGCGAGCTTGCCGAGGCAGACAAGGACGGGCGCTTGGTAGTGCTGCCGTGCAAAGTAGGTGATGTGATGTACAAATTGTTTCGAGAATATACAGAATGCACGAGCTATCAGGTCAGGAAAGATAACTATTGTTGCGAGGGGTGCATGGTTCCCTGCGACAGTCGTGAAGTAAAAGTAATCAGGGCAATACAGCCAAATTCGCTACCGGAGGTAGTGAGGTATATCGAGGACATCGGTAAAACCGTATTTTTTACCCGCGCTGAAGCCGAGCGGGCTTTGAAGGAAATGGAGTAGCAGATGAAGAACAGATTGACGGTCAAACACGGGATGCTGTCCGACCTCAGAGCATACTTGAAGCAAAGTGGCTGGAAACTCGAAGAACCTGTCGGCGAGTACGAGGTTCTGAGGGCACGAAATCCGAATTATCCGCGACCACTTCTGGTTCACAACCGGGCAGAACGCGGCGTTGGGTACAGCATCGACGGGCGCGATGCGAAGATTTACAGTGGATGGAAACGGAACCGCCGCAAGCGTGGCTTCGACCCAGACTGGCCTACGCAGGAAGAACGGACACGGTATTTTGAAGGAGTGGACGGAGTATGAGTTTCAGTAAGAAAAAACGGGAGGCGGTCTATGCGAAGTATGACGGCCACTGTGCCTATTGTGGACGGGCTATCGACATCAAGGATATGCAAGTCGATCATTTCAAGCCGCAACGTGCATGGAACGCCGAAGACGCAGGGACGGACGATATTTCCAACCTTATGCCGTCATGCCGAATGTGCAACCACTACAAGCGGGCAAATTCTCTGGAAACGTTCCGGCGCTATATCGCGGAAATTCCCAGAAAGCTCCGAGAAAACTACATCTACAAAGTAGGGGTCGTTTATGGGAATGTCATTGAGCATGAGAAACCGATCACGTTTTACTTTGAGATGGAGGACAAGGCGTGACGGGAACTATGGAGATTCGCCCTTGCGGTGGAGACTGGAAGTGCTGCGCTGGGGCTTGCAGTGAGTGCCCAGCCCAGAAAACGTATACACTGGCAACATCGACGGAGAACAAGCCAACGTGGATAAAGGAGGGCAAGAAGGATGGCTAAGCACATAACCAAAGCGCAGTTGAGACAACTCTATCAAGCTCAGCTCTTCGATAACGACGAATATCTGAGGCTTTTAAAAGAGTTTGCAGGGATAGAATCCCGGCCGACCACGGAGTACAACCACTACGACGAAAATGGCGAGTTTATTGGCAGCAGCGTGGACACCGATCTTTCTGACCTGCTGGACGAGGCTGGCGTGGAGGTGCGGGACGATGGGGCAACATAAGCACAACCCGACCGCCATTGCGGCGGCAAAAGGCGAGCTGCTGTCGAAGCTGTATCGGTAGTGCGTTGCCAAGATTGCGAGAATTTCAGTCGGAATGAAGAAAATGACCCGTACTGCGCAGATCTGAGAGGGCTTTCAGACCCGGAGCCTGACGGGTATTGCAGCTACGGAGAACGGAGGGAAGAATAAAGGATGAGCCTAATAGACGCTGCCAGATACACCACAATGATTATGGCGCAGAATCCAGACTGGTGCGCCAAAAGAATGGAAAACTTCGAGAAGTACATCACGGAAAATAGTGCTGGTGCTGCCGAGGTGTGTAATGAAAGGAAAGACAACTCCGCGATGGTGATTCTCAAGGATGAGGAGGGCAAGAAGGATGGTTGAGTTTCGCCAGTGCCCGTTCTGCGGCGGAGAAATCGATGGGCCAAATTCCGTGCAGTGCAATTATGGGAAGAAGATTATCACGCTTGGCCTGATCTGCACAAAATGCAGAACCGGATTTAAGTTCCGGGCAACGTTTGTAGAAGATCCGTACACGGAAGCTAGAGAGGCTTGGAACAGGAGGGTAAATGATGGCTGATTATATCAGCCGCGAAGCGGCGCGAGCGCTGCAGGAAATGGATGGAAGGTCATGAAAAAAAATCATAGAGATGTTCGGCGTGCCAGAGGGGGAAACTTTGAAATGGTGTATTACATCAAAAATCAGGATCTGCTAGACCTTTCAGTGCTCCCTTTGCAGCGAAGAGTGGTGCTTTGAGACGGACGATGACGTGAGCTTGCTGAATTACAAATACTGCCCCAACTGCGGGGCGAAGATGGATGGAGGTAACGACAACGTTTCAGATTGAGCTTTTATCCGGCGGTATTTTTACGGTGTATGCCGTCGACTCGTATGCAAATTTGTTTTTGATTTACAAAGACGATGCATGGCAGTGGATTGAGATAAACCGTTGCAAGCTGTACTATGCCGGAGCCCTCGCGAAAAAGGAGGCAAAAGATGGGCACGATTCTTGCGATTGATCCAGGCAATATCGAATCCGGCTATGTGGTAGTAGAGCACGACGGCGAAGAAATTCGCCGCGTGCTGGATGTGGGGAAGATTCCGAACGAAGAAATTCGGGACGTCCTGCACAAAAATGTTTACGGCAATTGCACGGATTTTGCAATTGAAATGATTGCCGGAATGGGCATGGCGGTCGGTCAGGAGGTTTTCGACACCGGCCTTTGGATTGGACGCTTTATGGAGTGCGCCGAAAGGGACGGCGCGGAGCCGGTGAAGATCTTCCGGCGGGAAGAAAAGCTGTACCTGTGCGGCTGTCTGAGCGCAAAGGATAAAAATATCCGGCAGGCGCTGATAGATCGATACGGGGTTGTTGGCACAAAGGCAAATCAGGGCTTTTTCTACGGCTTCGCAAAAGATATGTGGGCGGCGATGGCCGTTGCCGTGACGTATTTCGACAAGTACATAAAGGGGGTAAAGCTTTGAGCAAGACGCAGCGGAAGCCACCAAGACCGCCGATGCAGCTGACGTGCGATGCCTGCGGGAAAACGTTTATGCGCGCACCGTCGAAGTACAAGGCAAAATACAATTTTTGCAGCGAGGCGTGCGCATGGACGGCACATAGGGAAGCTGTGATGGGCCGGGCGGAGCGCGTGCGGATCCTGATTACACGATCAATCCCGGTATATCCGGAAATGCGGCCTGTCTGCGGGCGGGCGTATCCCGCCGAGAAATACAAATACAGGTCAAACCGAACAGGCTATGTTGTCGAGGTGGGCGGCAAGCGCGTATGTGTGAGGGTGGACGAATGCAAGGAAATCTAGGGCTTACACCGGTGCAGGCTCCGTGCAAAGGCTGCGCGGACAGGCATACCGGCTGCCACACGGACTGTACCCGATACATAGCATTCCGCCGGGAGGCGGACAGATACAAGCAGGAGCAATCAAGGGACGCGGCGAGATATGCAACGACACGGGGCTGTATGCGGACGCTGCGGGACGCAAACCGCGCAAGGCGTGAAGGGAGGCAACATTACTGATGAGCACGCCGCGATACGGCTGGTGGGCCTATGCAAAATGGATGATTCGCAGCTATAAGGGCGGCGGGCTGATGACGAGGGCCGAGCGCGCTGCCGTTGAGGATGCAATCGCAGAGACGGAACGGCTCGTTGACGGCGCGGAGCGCATCCGGCTCATAGACTTGGTTCTTTGGAAGCGGACGCACACCTTACAGGGCGCTGCGATGGCGGTTTATGTGTCCGAACGCACCGCACAGGAGTGGCACAGGCAATTTATTCGCCTTGTGGGGCAAAAAAGAGGGCTTTTGTGAAAAAGTCTGCGTCCCAGAGCCAAATTTAACATTTACTATAAGGGCGTAGAGATCAACTCTACGCCCTTCTTCATCGGCACCGCAGCGTTCTGCGGAAACCTCCTCCTCCTGTTCTCGTGTTCTCCGGTGTGAATAAATATATTTATTCACACACGGAGACACGAGAACGAAAGAATGAGGCAGAAAGGAGCGGCTATGGCGAGTTTGCGCGCTCTTGCACACAAGCTGCAAACAGCGCTCTTGTACAACGGAATCAAAATAAAAATCAATCAAATGCAGACCTATTCCGCGAAAAATGACAGGATGGTGACGAAATACATGGTTTACGAATATCGACCCGATGAAAAGCCGAAGAACGTCACTCTGTTGGAAACGTACCAGATTGCGGATGTGGTGAAACTGCTGGCCGGACTTTACAGCGATGGCGGATGAAAAACTTACGCCGAAGCAGAGACGATTCTGCGAAGAATATCTGAAATCCGGGAACGCGACAGAAGCAGCGAAAAAGGCCGGGTACAAAGAAACATCATGCAGAGTGATTGCGGCAGAAAACCTATCAAAACCAGCTATTTCTGCATATATAAAGCGCAGGCTGGACGAACAAGAGGCTGCGCAGGTCGCGGATTCAAACGAAATTCTGAAATTTTACACTGCGGTCATGCGCGGGGAGGTCAAAGACCAGTTCGGCATGGACGCATCGCTATCCGACCGGCTGAAAGCCGGTGACAGTCTCATGAAGCGATACGCGGCAGCTTCCGACCGCAACAGGACGACAATGGAGAAGCTTGATTCGATGCTGAAGGAGTTCCAAGATGCTGTTAAGTCCGAAACAACGTGAATTTGTAAAATACGGGACGCATCGATGGAACTTCAAGGGCGGAGCCACCAGAAGCGGGAAGACTTACCTCGATTTTCGATGGATCATACCGCTCCGGATTCGTGAGCGAATCGGAAAAGATGGTCTGGCCGTCATTCTCGGCGTAACAAAATCCACGATTGAGCGAAATGTGCTGGAGCCGATGCGGAACCTGTATGGCGATATGCTTGTCGGAACAATCTCCAGCGACAACACAGCGTGGATTTTCGGGGAAAAGTGCTATTGCCTCGGTGCGGAAAAGGTTTCTCAGGTGTCAAAGATTCGCGGTGCATCGATTAAATATTGCTATGGGGACGAAGTAGCTGATTGGTCGGAAGAAGTATTCGCACTGCTGAAAAGCCGTCTTGACAAGGAATATTCTTGTTTTGATGGGACGTTCAATCCGCAATATCCTGACCACTGGCTGAAAAAATTCCTCGATAGCAACGCGGATATTTTCAGCCAGACATACACGATAGACGACAACCCGTTCCTGCCGGAATCTTTTAAAGAAAATCTGAAAAAAGAATACGAAGGGACGGTTTATTACGACCGCTACATTCTCGGCCTCTGGGTACGTGCCGAAGGACTGGTATATCCGATGTTTGGAGATGGCTGCATCACGCAGGAGATCCCGGACACCGGAGATTATTATATATCTATAGACTATGGCACGCTGAACCCGTTTTCTGCCGGGTTATGGTGCGTTGGGAAGAAATGTGCAGTCAGAATCGCGGAGATCTATTACAGCGGCCGCGAGGAAAAAAAGCAGAAAACAGATGAGGAATACTGCGACATGGTAGAACGGCTTGCAGGAGATAAGCCAATCAGGGCCGTTGTCGTGGATCCGTCTGCCGCGTCGTTCATTGAAGCGCTGCGCAGAAGGAGCGGATTTAAAGCCCGGCACGCTGACAACGACGTTTTGAACGGGATCCGCACAACGTCCGATTTCCTGCGAGATGGAAGAATCAAGATTCATGCGGGCTGTAAAGACACCATCCGCGAATTTGGGCTTTACAGGTGGGACGAAAAAGCAGAATCTGACCGCGTCGTGAAGGAAAACGACCACGCTATGGACGAAATCAGGTACATGGTGATGACGGTCTTGAAAAAGCACTTCAAAGAACACAGATTTGTGCCGGAGCTGGCGCGGTGAGGCAAAAGATGAAAACATATCAGGATTTTTTAGAGGTTGCGGAAAAGTCTGACCGGGAACGGATGGAATTTGTTCTGTCCGCGATAAATAATCACAAAGACTCGGATTTATACAAACAGGCGGTTATTGCGAAGGAGTATGACGCGCACAGGAATGTGACGATTGCTAATTTTCAAAAGCTGCTTTATACACTCAACGGGAAAGTCATTCCGGACAACTACAGTCCGAACTATAAGCTTCGGAGCAATTTCTTTGCAAATTTCATCACGCAGGAAACGCAGTATCTGCTCGGGAACGGCGTGACGCTGAAAGAAGCCGCGAACAAAGAAAAACTCGGCGCATCGTTCGACGTTCGGCTGCAGGACGCAGCGCATGCGGCCCTTGTTGGAGGCGTATCGTATGGCTTCTGGAACCTTGATCATCTTGAGGTTTTCGATGTAACAGAGTTCGTTCCGATTCTCGATGAGGAAAACGGTGCGTTGCGCTCCGGGATTAGATTCTGGCAGGTATCCGATACGAAGCCGCTTCGCGCAACACTCTACGAGCCGGACGGCTTTACACAGTTCATCCGCAGAAGCGGAAAAAACATGGAGATCCTAGAGGCGAAGCGCGGATATGTATCTGTCGAGGCAAGTTCCGAAGCGGACGGTACGGAGATCCTTGCATATCAAAACTATCCCGGCTTCCCGATTATTCCGCTCTACGGCAACCGCGCAAGGCAGTCAGAGCTTGTCGGCCAACGCGAGGCGATAGACTGCTACGATCTCATTAAGTCAGGCTTTGCGAATACAGTTGATGAGGCGTCAATCATTTACTGGACGATCTCGAACGCTGGCGGAATGGACGAGATCGATATGGCACGGTTCAAAGAGTCCATGCGGAGAATTGGTGTAGGTCTTGTGGACGATGACGGCGCGAAGGCAGAGGCTCATACGCTCACAATCCCAGTTGAAGCTCGGGAAGCGCTTCTTTCCAGAATCAGCGACGATCTTTACCGTGACGCGCAAATGCTTGATGTGACAAAAATGCAGGCGGGGCAGAAGACGGCGACGGAGATCATGGCGGCGTATCAGCCGATGGATAACAAGGTGGATCAATTTGAATACTGCGTGATCGAGTTCCTGCAGGCGTTGTTTAAGATCGTTGGTATTGATGATGAGCCATCCTTTATGCGATCCAAAATAACAAATCAGTTAGAACAGACGCAGATGGTGCTGCTTGCCGCGAGCTACCTTGACGACGAAACGATTCTGAGCAAGCTGCCGTGGCTTACGCAGGAGGAAATCGCAAACATTTTGAAGAGGAAAAGCGCGGAAGAATTAGAGCGATATTCCACGAAAGATATGGAGGAATAGACGTATGAGCAGCATGGTACAGGGCGATGCGTACAGTCTGGCCGTCACGGTCAAGAACAACGGGCAGGCTGTTGAGATCGACGATATTGAGAAGGTAGAAATGACGCTTCTGTATTTGCAGAAGTATTACCCAGGCCAGATCACATACGCGGACGGGAAATTCTATTTCCCGCTGGCGCAGGAAGAAACATTCCGCCTGCCAAAGGTCTGCCCGATGCAGATTCGCGTGAAATTCAAAAGCGGAGACGTGCTCGGATCTGAGAAAAAACAGATCGACGTATCCGCCGCGCTTTCAAAGGCGGTGTTGTAATGGGCGGCATTGAATTTGAACTCAAGAACCGCGATCCGGTTGACGTTTCCTTTAACGTTTCCGTGCGTGCTGGCGGCGGCTCCGGCGGCGGCTACAACATCGGCTCCGGCCTCAAGCTGGACGCCGAAACGAACACCCTGTCCGTCGATACGGCGGACGCAGTCGAAAAGGACAACACCAAGCCCGTAACGTCCGCCGCCGTGTATACGGAGGTCGGCAACATCAACGCGCTGCTTGCGACGATTTAAGGAGAGGATTTTATGAGCACACAAACCGAAATTACCAGACTACAGACTGCGCGGAACAAGCTGCGCACATGGCTCGTCGGCCTCGGCCTTGCCGCGAGCACGGACAAGCTCGACGCGCTGGCCGACAAGGCATCGGCCATCAAAAATCAGGGCGCGGTTGACGCCAACGTCAAGGAGGGCGAGTCCTACACCATCCCCGCGGGCTATCACAACGGCTCCGGCACGGTCAAGGGCGTCTCCGGCGGCGGCAACTACAACCTGCAGGCCAAATCCGTCACGCCGACGAAGGAGCAGCAGTCCGTCACACCAGATCAGGGCTATTACGGCCTGTCCGGCGTGACCGTCGGCGCGATCCCGGAAAACTATCAGGACGTGTCCGCCACGACCGCCGCACCCGGCGACGTGCTGGCGAATAAAGTATTTATCGACGCGGACGGCGTAACGCAGGCTGGCACCATGCCGGACAACGGTGCAGTGGAGAAAGTCCTGGACGCGACGGCCGGCAATCAGGAATACACCGTCCCGGCGGGCAAGCACTCCGGCGCGGGCAAGGTATCCGTCGTGCTGGAAACCAAGTCCGCCACGCCTGCCGAGGCCGCGCAGGACATCACGCCCACCAAGGGCAAAGTCCTCGGCAAGGTCACGGTCGGCGCGATCCCGGACAAATACAAGGACGTTTCCGGCGTGACCGCCGCAGCCGCTGACGTGCTGGACGGAAAGTTCATCGTGCTGGCCAATGGCAGCAAGGTAGAGGGCACCATGGCCAACAACGGCGCGATTGCAAAGACCATCGACGGCCTCACGCAGACCAGCGTAGCCATTCCCGCAGGCTATACCTCCGGCGGCACAGTCGGCCTGACAGACGACATCGAAAACGCCCTCGCCGCGATTTAAAGGAGGAACAGACATGAGCGTACAGACAGAAATCGACCGCATTATCACGGCAGTCGGCGCGGCGTATGACGCAGTGGAGGCCAAAGGAGGCACAGCCCCTGCGGCACAGACCATCGAAGGGCTTGCCGCAGTAATCGGTACGATTCAGACCGGAATCGCTCTGCAGCTGATCGTAACAGTATCTGCCGGTGCGACGGTCACGGCGACAAACGGCTCCAAAACGATAACCGGAACATCTGACAGCACCGGAGTTTGTACGCTTACCGTTCCGGAGATCGGCACATGGAGAGTATCCGCTACGCTGGACGGGAAAACATCTGGCACAAAAGCCGTAGCTATCACGGACAGCTACGCGGTGTCGCTTAATTTTGTATATCCGACACTGAATAAAAATACTTGGGAAACAATAAAAAATATATCCGACGCGGGACAGGGCGCGAACTATTGGAGCATTGGCGACCGAAAGGCGGTAACGCTAAACGGCACGGTTGGACATCTTACACTATCTAATTACACAATATACGCATTTGTCATTGGATTCAACCATAATGCGAGCCTAGAAGGGGAAAACCGTATTCATTTCCAGTTAGGCAAAACGGCGCTCTCCGGCGGTACGGACGTGTGTTTCTGCGACAGTTACTATACCTCGCCCGTTTCGACAACCGGCTATTTCTCTATGAACAGTAGTGCAACGAACTCCGGCGGATGGGCGAGCTCGCAAATGCGTACAAATATTTGCGGGACAAGCCTCTCGAGCTATTCCGGAACGATTATCGCAGTCATTCCGGCGGCGCTCCGTGCAGTCCTAAAGTCCGTTACCAAGTACACGGACAATACGGGAAATAATAGCACATCCGCGAGTGCGGTCACGGCGACAAAGGATTACTTTTTCCTCCTCTCGGAGTTTGAGGTTTTCGGGAGCATTTCGAGAGCAAACTCGAACGAGGCGAGTAAGCAAGCGCAGTACGCCTATTATTCCGCTGGAAACAGCAAGGTAAAGTACAAGCACAACGGAACGAGCACCGCCGCTCGTTGGTGGCTCCGTTCTCCGCTTGCGAGCAGCTCCGACGGTTTCGAGAATGTGAACACCAACGGGACAGTCGAAGACCGAACCGCGCGCGCTTCCTTCGGCTTCCCACCCGGCTTTTGCGTATGAGGGAAAAGCGCATGGAGTATATCGTGTATAAGCGTTTCCGCGGGAATGGCATCGATGGAGAATTTAATCTCCGATATGGAACTGCGGTATCGGAGATTGAAGGGTTCCTGTTTGCAGCAGATGGCAGGCGGATATGCGCTGCGACATCCGAAAACGGATGGGAGCATTTTAGGCAGAATACACCAGAGGGCGCGATGCGGCAGGAAATGCTTGAACGCCTTTATCGCTGGTATGAAAAAAACGGCTGCGGCGAAGACTTTACGGATGAAAAATGGCCGGGGCAGGAAAACGGCTACTGGAAAAATCGGTTGAGAACCGCAAGTACAGAGCGATTGGAGAAAATCTATCAAGAGAAATTTGGAGGGACGCCATGTATGCAGTAAAACAGGACGGCGCGTTTGCCGGGTATGCAGACAGTATTGTGCCCATTCGACTACACGGCAACGGTTGTTATGTCCCGTGCAAGGAAGATCAAGCAGAAGGATTTTGCGCTAAGATGGCTGTGATTATTACAGATAGAGAAGGAACTGAACATCAGGTGCTTTCTGACATGGTGTTTCATCTCACAGACCATACGCTGAAAGGTACTGAGCCAGAAGGCAGCTATGAGGAAATGGGCGCGGCACTGCCACTCACAGATGCAGAAACAGCGGCGAAAATTTTACTTGGGGAGACAGATTGATGAGTTACACAGAAAGAGCCAGAGCATTGAGACCCTATATTGAAAAAGCGTCTATTAGCTTACCCGATGAGGATGCACTGCAAGCAGTAGAGTTATTCCCACAGTGGGTGACAGGCCATTCTTACGCGGTCGATGATCGGCTGCAATACAATGGCGTATTATATCGCGTGGTGCAGGCGCATACCTCACAGGCAGACTGGACACCGGATATTACACCGGCACTGTTTGTGATCGTTTCACTAGAGGAATGGCCGGAATTTGTGCAACCTACGGGTGCGCATGATGCCTACAATAAGGGTGACAAGGTGACGTTTGAAGGCAAGCATTACATCAGCTTGATTGACGGGAATGTATTTTCACCAGCGGAATATCCGGCTGGTTGGCAGGAACAGGCGTAATTTACGAGAAGAAGGGAGAACACCATGGACACCAAGACCATCATCGTCACCCTTGTCTGCGCCGTGCTCGGCGGGGCGGATAGAAGTGTATGAGCACAAGCAACACCGCCGGGCAGAAAATGACCGACGCAGAGCTCGCAAAGCTTGAAAAGCGGATTGCTGCGATATATAGGGAAGCGTATAACGATCTGACAGATACGATCAGGGATTACTTCGGTAAATTTGCAGCGCGTGACGCGGTGGAAAAGGCGCGGCTGGACGCTGGGGAGATCTCGGAGGATCAATACAAGCAATGGCGGCTTGCGCAGATCGGGCGTGGAAGGCGCTTTGAGGCGCTACGGGATAAGGTCGCAGAGCGCATGACAAATGCAAACGTTGCTGCTGTTGCGTATGTAAACGATGCAACGCCGGGCATTTACAGCTTGAACCGAAATTTCGCGGCGTACACCATTGAGCAGGTGACCGGAGATGTCGGCTTCGACATCTGGGACGAACAGACTGTGAAGCGCCTGATCTCCGAGCAGCCGGAGCTTATGCCGTACTATCCGGAAAAGCGGGCGCTCAATCGCGGGATAGATCTTGCATATGGGAAAAAGCAGATCACGGCCAGTGTCACCAGCTCCATCTTGCAGGGCCGGAGCATCAAAGGCATGGCGGATGATCTGCAAAGCCGTATCACCACCATGAACCGCGATAGCGCAATCCGGACGGCGCGTACAGCCGTCACGGGCGCGCAGAACGCCGGACGGCTGGATTCCTATTATGCCGCTGAGAAAATGGGAATCAAGTGCAGGAAACAATGGATGGCGACGCTCGACGGAAGAACCCGCCACTCCCACGCCATGCTCGACGGCGAGATCGTGGACAACGACAAAAAGTTCTCCAACGGCTGCCGCTACCCAGGTGACCCGAACGGCCCACCGTCCGAAATCTATAACTGCCGCTGCACGCTGGTATCCGAGGTCGAAGGAATCGACACCTCCGGAGGAAAGCGCCGCGCCAGGAACCAGGCGACCGGACGGAATGAGCTGATCGAGAACATGAGCTATGCCGAATGGGCAGGGTGGAAAAAGAAAAATGGACGTTAAATTTATCGACAACTCAGAGGAAATCAAGGACAATATGAAAAACGTGCTGCTTCGTGCGCTTGAAAAGATCGGCATGACGGCGGAAAAGTACGCGAAGCGGCTATGCCCGGTTGATACCGGAAACCTACGCAACAGCATCACGCACCGCGTAGACCAGGAAGAACCGGCGGTATATGTCGGAAGTGATTCTGAATATGCTGCCTATGTGGAGCTCGGGACGGGCAAGCATTATCCGGGCGGGAGACCTACGCCGTGGGCGTATCAGGACGCAAAGGGCAACTGGCACTGGACGGCGGGAAATAAAGCACAGCCGTATTTGAAGCCAGCGGCGGCGAACTATGCGGCGCAGTACCGGCAAATTGTCGAAGATGAGATGAAAAACGGATAAAGATTGCGTCCCAGAGCCATAAATATACGGTATAAGTGTGGTAACAGCAAAGAAATGACTGTTGCCACATTTTTTGTTCTGTCGCGGCAAAGCACCGCCGACAAGGGAAAGGAAGATAGAACATGGCACTGACGCGCAAGCTCCTGAAGGGCATGGGGCTGACAGAAGAGCAGATGGATACGATCATTGAGGCGCACACCGATACCGTAGACGGGCTAAAAAGCGACCTTGCACGGTATAAGGCGGATGCCGAAAAGCTCCCCGGAGTACAGGCGGAGCTTGAAACCCTGAAAGCCAAGGGAGACGACGGCTGGAAGGATAAGCACGATAAAGTCAAAAAGGAATTTGACGACTACAAGCGAGAGCAGCTGCAGAAGGAAACCAAGTCCGCAAAAGAAGCAGCGTACAGGGAACTTTTGAAGTCTGCGGGTATCAGCGAAAAGCGCATTGACGCGGTTTTGAAGGTCACCGATCTGACCAGCGTTGAGCTGGAAGACGGCAAGATCAAGAACGCCGACGAGCTGCGCAAGTCCATCAAGGAAGAGTGGGCGGACTTCGTTGTTACCACCAAGCAGAAGGGCGCGGACACCAAAGATCCGCCCGCAAACAACGGCGGCGCTATGAGCCGGGACGACATCTTCAAAATCAGGGACGCGTCTGAACGGCAGGCAGCAATTGCCGCAAATCTCAATTTGTTCGGAAAGGAAGAATAATATGGCAGCAAAAAACAACCTGACCATGACGAGCGACGTTCAGGTAACCGCTCGTGAAATCGATTTTGTAACCCGCTTTGCGCGGAACTGGCAGCACCTGCGCGACATTCTCGGCATTATGCGCCCCATCAAAAAGCAGCCGGGCACCGTCCTGAAATCCAAGACCGCAAGCGTGACGCTCGCGCAGAGCGTCGGTGAGGGCGAAGAAATCCCCTACTCCAAAGCGACTGTCATCGAGAAGGACTATGCGAACATCAACGTCGAAAAGTACGCGAAGGCTGTTTCCATCGAGGCGATCAAGGAATACGGCTATGACGTTGCCGTCGCCCTGACCGACGAGGCGTTCCTGTATGAGCTGCAGACCAATGTCACCAATCGGTTCTACGATTATCTGAATACCGGCCTGCTGACCGTCAGCGAAACCAACTGGCAGCGCGCGCTTGCAATGGCGAAGGGCGCTGTTATCAACAAGTTCAAGCAGATGCACCGCACCGCGACCAACGTTGTTGGCTTCGTGAACGTGATGGATCTGTACGATTACCTCGGCGGCGCCGATATCACCATCCAGACTGAATTCGGCTTCCAGTACATCAAGAACTTCATGGGCTATAGCACCGTGTTCCTGCTGTCTGACGATGAGATCAAACGCGGTCGTGTTATTGCGACTCCGGTCGAGAACATTGTCCTGTACTACATTGACCCAGCTGACAGCGATTTCGCCCGTGCCGGTCTCGACTACAGAACCGACGGAGAAACCAACCTTGTCGGTTTCCATGTGCAGGGCAACTACTCCACTGCGGTCTCCGAGTCCTTTGCGATCATGGGCATGACCCTGTTCGCGGAGTATCAGGACGGCATTGCCGTTGCTGACATTGACGAGACCCCGACGCTCGGCACGCTGACGGTTACCTCTGCGGCGGGCACGGCGACAGGTGACACGAAGATCACGGTAACGCCCGCGAAGGAAGCAAGCGGCAACGTCTACAAGTACAAGGTAGGCGATTCGGCTGAGACTGTCACCTACGGCCAGAACGTCAGAACGTGGCCGACGTGGGACGGCAAGTCCGATGTCACGGCAGCGACGGGCAAGAAGATCACAGTCGTTGAGGCTGACGCGACTTACAAAGCGCAGAAGGCTGGCAACGCAACGGTAACGGCAAAGTAAGGAGGCGGCAGCGCAATGCTAACCGAATTGTGCGGGGTTCTGCGGAACTGGTTTGAAACGGATCGGATCAGCGGAACGTACACAGTAGAAAACGGCAGCATTGCGCTGCCGTTCCTGCAAGAAGGGCAATTCTTCCGGATTGTAGGTTCCGTTTTTAATGACGGTGTGCACCAATACCCGGATTACGGGATGGCCGACGAGACCTTTGATGGCTCTGTCTGGCCGATGGCCGTCCCGTCCGCTGTCCTCGCCCTCGAAGCTGAGATCAGAGCATGGCAGGAGAAAAACGGGGACGCGGCAGCAAGCCCGTTTACCTCGGAAAGCTTCGGAGGCTATAGCTACTCGAAGGGATCGAGCGGAAGTGCCTCCGCGAATGGGGCTGTGACATGGCAGACGACGTTCAAATCGCGCATGAACCAGTGGAGGAAGATCTGATATGAGTTTACTTGATGATTTTGCCCGCCCGTGCGTGCTGCTCGAAAAAAGCCGGACGCCGGACGGAGCGGGCGGTTACGTCACGATATGGACGGACGGGGCGGAATTCGCAAATTACCAGATGCTCGATACGTCCATGGAGGCTCGCAGAGCGGAGAAGGAGGGCGTGACAAGCGTTTACTCGGTGCTTGTGCAAAAAGCCGTACCAATCGATTATAACGACTTCTTCCGCGACAAGACGACCGGCGAGACGTACCGCGTCACGTCCGAGCCAAAGGACAAGCAAACACCGAAGTCCGCAAGCTTCGATCTGAAATACTTCACTGCAGAAAAGAAAGCGCTGCCAACATGACGAAAGACAAAGCATTGCATGCGTGGTTCTCGCAATTTCTCACGGCATACCCCACATCAAGTGTCCCGGACGATGCCGTTTTTCCGTGGCTGACCTATGAGCTGATTACTGGCGCGTGGGACAGCGGGGAAATCGGCCTGACGGTGAATCTCTGGTACTACACAACGCAGGAAGCAGAACCAAACGCGAAAGCGCAGGAAATCTCGGACGCTATCGGCTTGGGCGGCGTGTTTGTGCCGTGTGACGACGGCGCAATCTGGATCAAGCGCGGATCTCCGTGGTGCCAGAACGTCCGGGACGATTCTGATGCAAATATCAAGCGGCGGTATTTGAACGTCACAATCGAATACATTACCGCGAACTGAAAGGACTGATTTCATGGCGAAATTTACAAAAATTCCGGCGGATACGTTTAAGCAGCTGCAAATCAATGCTGGCGTTATTTTGAGCGAATTTACGCCTGCAACCGGAACGTTTGAACCGGAGAACCAGATCGGCGCAACTACCGGAGGCATTACATTTTCCGCGACACCGACGTATTCTGACTACGGCTCGGATGTGGACAACTGCCCAAAGAACACAATGGAAATGAAGCGGATGGACGATGTCGAAGTGAAACTTTCCGGTACATATGTAACGGCTACGACTACCTCCGCGAAATCTCTTATGGCGGCGGCTGACATCGACGGCACAGATACGACGAAGGTTGTTCCTCGGCGCGATCTTTCGCCGACTGACTTTGCGGACATCTGGCTTGTGGGTGATTATTCCGATAAGAACGGTGCGACAAACGGTGGTTTCATTGCTATTCGTCTTATGAACGCGCTATCGACCGGCGGATTCCAGCTGAAAACCGCCGACAAGGGCAAGGGACAGATGGCGTTTGAGTACACGGCGCACTATTCGATGTCGAAGCAGGACGTTGTGCCGTATGAGGTTTATATCAAAGCCGGTACGGCCGAAACGTAAGGAGAAGAAAGTATGAAATTTTCGGAACTTAGCACGGATAGGGCAGCTGATGTTCTTTGCGAGGTCAGCGTGTACGCGCTCAATATTCTGACGGATGATGAGCTGCGGGAGAGTCTGAAAGCACAGATCGACGCGGAGAAGCCACAGACGGCGGGAGAACGGTACGCGATCGGTGCGCAGAAGATCGGTCAGTGGATTCCCCTGATTCTGAAAAAGCACCGGGAAGATACGCTTGGTATTCTGGCTGCGGTCAACGAAACGACTGTTGAGGCGGTCAAAAAGCAGAGCGTCCTAAAAACCATGTGGCAGATTCAGGAGATCGTCAAGGATAAGGATATGCAGAATTTTTTCAAATCGTGCGCGTCGGAGGCGAAAGCGTAACGCTTGCGCTTCTGGCGGCTCCAAAGATAAGCGCGGGAGGGCTGATTCGCCTTTTGCCGATTTTGGTAAAGCGGCAGCAGGAAGAATCAGCCTTCCGTATTTATACGGCGGAGTGTTTGCGCACAATGACGGAAAACACAGCGAAATTCGCGGGCGGCAGCTTTGTGCAGGCAAAATATTCCGATCTGATAGACCCGAAGCCGCAGGACAACCGAACCTGCGAAGAGATCACCGCCGAGGTTGTTAAGCGGTGCGGATTGGTGGTGAAGCATGAATCTATTTGAACTTTTTGTAAAAATCGGCGCGGACACGTCTGAAGCGGACAAGGGCATCGACGAAACCGGGAAGAAAACATCCGGCCTCGGCGAGAAGATTAAAAACGGCCTTGCCACTGTCGGCAAGGCTGCGGTAGTCGGCGTGACGGCAGCGGCGACGGCAATCGGCACGATTGGAACAAAGGCAATCCAAGCATATGCGGACTACGAGCAGCTTGTCGGCGGCGTAGAGACGCTTTTTAAGGATAGCCAAGATAAAGTTATGGAGTACGCAAACAACGCGTACAAAACCGCTGGGCTGTCTGCGAATGAGTACATGGAGACGGTGACAAGCTTTTCTGCATCCCTGCTGCAGTCTCTCGATGGGGATACCAGTGCAGCGGCAGAAAAAGCAAACCTGGCGCTGACTGATATGTCCGACAACGCGAACAAAATGGGCACGGACATGACATCAATCCAGAACGCATATCAGGGGTTCGCAAAAGCAAATTACACCATGCTCGATAACCTGAAGCTCGGCTACGGCGGTACGCAGGCCGAAATGCAGCGGCTGCTTGAAGACGCGGAGAAAATCTCCGGCATCAAGTACGACATTTCCAGCTATGCGGATATCGTGGACGCGATCCATGTCGTGCAGACCGAAATGGGCATCACCGGCACGACCGCAAAAGAAGCCGCGTCCACGATTCAAGGATCTTTCGGCATGGTAAAAGCCGCATTGAAGAACCTTGTGACCGGCCTTGCAGACCCGGATCAGGACTTGGGAACCCTCGTGGGAAACTTCACGGATTCCATTGTTGTTGCGGGCAATAACCTGATTCCGCGCATTCAGGAGCTTTTGCCGCGCATTGTGGAGGCAATTTCCACGCTGCTGGGAACCGTAAGCTCGCAACTGCCGGGCATACTTGGCTCTGTCCTGCCCTCGCTTATAGAAGGCGCGGCAAGCCTAATTACCGGACTTATGTCCGCGCTCCCGGAGATCCTTACGGTGCTTGGCGACATCGCGCCGACAGCCATTGGGATTCTCGTTCCGGCCATAGTCGAGCTTCTGCCGGAAATCATTCAAACCGGTATAGATGTTGTTATCTCTCTGGTACAAGGCATTACGGAGACGCTTCCGGAATTGATCCCGGCGGCAACGGAAGCAATCATCAAAATCGCTGAAACGCTGACCGACCCTGGCAATCTCGGGAATTTGGTAGATGCGGCGCTTGAGATCATCCTCGCTCTGGCGGACGGAATCATTGACGCCGTCCCGAGGCTGCTTGAGGTGGCGCCCAAGCTTATCACAAATCTCATCACCGCGCTTATTGAAAACTTCCCCAAAATCATTGAATCCGGCGCAAAACTTGTTATGTCGCTGATCGATGGCCTGATTAAATCCATTCCGCAGCTTACTGCGGCTGTGCCAAAACTCATTATCGGGATTGTACAGGGGATTCTTAACAATCTTCCGCAAATCATCATGTCCGGCCCGAAAATCATCATGGCGCTTATTGAGGGCCTTATTAGCGCAATCCCGGATCTTGTCATGTCGATCCCAACGATAATCAAATCGATTGTAGATACGTTCCTCGGATACGATTGGGGCAGCATCGGAACAAATATCGTTGACGGTATCAAAAACGGATTTCTGCATATGTGGGAGAGCCTAAAGCGGACGGTAAGCGATATGGTCAACGGCCTTGTGAGCGGCGTCAAGAGCATCCTCGGTATTGCGTCCCCGTCTAAAGTCTTCGCCGGAATCGGCGGCTACATGGCAGAAGGACTTGGGCAGGGATTCAGCCGCGAAATGACCGGCGTTCGGAAGGATATCGAGGATCAAATGACTTTCGGCACAACGTCCTTCTCTGTGTCCGGCGCGGCAAAGTCCTCTGTCGGCGTCGTGAACGGTCTGCTTGCCAACAACCAGCCCGGAACGCCAATGCAGATCAACCTTGTACTCGACGGACAGACGATAGCAAGAGCAATATTCGATCCGCTGCGGGGCGAGATCGTACAAAGGGGTGTATCGCTTGCGTAGGATTAAAATCACGGACGGAACAAGCACGGTCACGCTTCTGCGCGATCTCGTGTTCACGATTCAGCCGAAGGATATCGGCGCAACCGCGACAATGGCATCTGGAAAGACGGTTATGGATATCATCGGGGTAAAAAATGAATTGAAAATCCCGACGGGATGGCTTTCTGTCGCCGATCTCCGAAAACTCCGCAGCATGATCAACACGAAACATGTGTTGAGCGTAACATACCCGGATGTAGACGGCGACAAAACAAGGGATTTCCTTTTTGAACAGCCGGAATACAAGGCGATCATCTACGATGAGGACGGCGTATCGCAGTGGTGCGGCGTCACGATCTCCGCGACACAGCAAGGGGTGGATTGATGCAGAAGGTATCGAGCAATTACGCACCGTTTACACCGGTGCGTGAGGTCGGCATGCTTGTCCGGTTTTACATTGTTGACCCGTCGGCAAAGAAGAACGGTACGGCCTCTGCATCTGATTCGGCACCAGGCACAAGCGCCGCCGAAACGATCAGCGACAGAGAAACCATATCCGGGAAGTTTGCTGGGCTTGAATTGAACCGGTGGGTTCTGGATGGGACAATCGATATTCCGAACGATAGCTTTGACGGGCAGCATGTAGGCTGGTGGAGCGGAGTAGTATCAAACGAGAGCGCCGAAATGGCAAGCATAATTACGTTTGAATTCTCCGCTCCGGTATCCACGATTGGTTGGGCGATGCTGTTTGATGAAAAAATGAACCAATACCCGGCGCAGATCACAATTACCGCATATGCGAGCGACGGAGCGGCGGTCGCAACCGGAACAAAGATGATCACGCAGGCGCGGCAGAACATCAGCATGACTGCCGCAAATTACACAAAGCTGACGATTCGATTTGACAAGACGCTCCTGCCAAAGACACGCGCCCGGCTGCGGCAGATCGATTTCGGCCTGACGGAAACCTACGAAAACGACACAATGGCCGACGTGAAGATTATAGAGGAAGCATCCGTTTCCTGCGAATCGTTCCCGTCCCGGCAGATTTCCTTTACATTTGACAACGCGGATCATCGGTACAACATTCTGAACCCGGACGGCGTTTTCTCCGTGATTCAGGATGGCCAGAAATTGCTTGCCAGATGCATTGTAAACGGAGAGAGCATAGACGTTGGCGAGTTCTTTTTTACGTCCGTTACAGCACGCGATTCCGGCGTCACAGCACAGCTTGTCGGAAACGATATGGCTGCGACACTCGATCGCGCAACCTATGAGGCCGGAAACGCTACCGCGTGCAAGCTCCAGACTGTAGTTGCGTCCGTACTGGAAGGATACGACGTCACTGTGATCTACGGCGGCGGCGCAGACGAAAGAACGGTAGTCCCTGCAATCCCTCGGAAGACGACGAGACGCGAGGCGATCCGGATTCTGGCACAGGCCGCAATGTGCTCCGCGTGGTTTGATCGATCCGGAAACCTGCACATCGCGGAGCTTTCAGCAGGCGCAGTATTGGGAGAAATAACGCCGGATGAGCTTTATAACTATGACGGTGTGTCCATATCGGAAGCGGTTGATTGCGTAGAGCTGCACGTTAAGAGCGACTACGCGAATATCGATACGACAATCACCGCCGGGAGCGGAAAAAACATCAAGAGCGTAAATAACCCGTGCGTAGCGCCTGCAAACTATCAGAGTGTGGCTGCGTGGCTACTTGCGCAGTATAATCGCCGAAAGATCTACAGCGTGAAAAACCGGGGCAATCCGGCGCTCGAAACCGGCGACACCATCAAAATCTCCGACGCATTCGCACAAAACGAAAATGCTGTGCAGACCGGTATGGAACTGACGTTCAGCGGAGGCGGAATTTATGCCGTAACGAAAGGAGTTGGCGCATGAGTACCATCATTGACACCCTCGTCACCGACCGGACGCAGGCGGACGTGGAGCGGGTGCGGGAGCTGGCGGCGAAGGGCTTTGCTGCCATGACCGCGGCCGAGCGGGCGGAATGGCTGGCCGGGATGAAGGGCGCGTATAACGCAAGCGACATGAACCGCGTGGGAACCGCCCTGAACTATCTGGCGGCGCGTCTTGCGCCTGTCTGCGGCATGAGTATCGCATGGTCAGCAAAAACAGATTGGGCCGCAACGGACATTATAACAGCCTCACAGGCCGAGGCATACCGCAAGCAGGTGCAGTCCATCCGGGACGCACTGGCATACCCCGAAGGAACACCGGACGCGCCCGGCCTCGACCGCCTGACCTACACCGGCGCAAACGATATCGAGCGCATTCTTGCGCTCTGCGAGGAACTGATCGACAACATCACAAAGGCGTTCCGCTACACCGGCGCTGCGGAATGCGCGACAGGAGGCTTGATATGAAAGATCGTCAACCTACTAAAGTTCTTACAAACGGTGCTATTCGATATGGCATCTACAATTCCGACGGTAGCCTTGATCACTACGAGTACATGAAACGTATGGACGAGCCAACAGTTGAGGGTACGCCTCTCAATAAAGCAAATCTTCTGTCCGATGCCACTGCCGCCAAGCTCTGGCCGAACGCAACCACGAGGCCGGAGGACCCGACAGTCAACGACGCGCTCGGCAAGCTTTCGGAGGGCACGGCCAAAGTCGGCGACATCGCTATCACCGCCCGCACAGACCTCTCCGACGCGTGGCTCCCGTGCGACGGGCGCACCGTGTTGCAAGAACAGTATCCGGAACTTTTCTCTGTCCTTCGCAGTTCTGCAGCACCTCTGCCATGGACACTGAAAACGGCAAGTATAAATCCGTCCGCCATGTGGTTCCTGAATGGGGAATGGGTTGCAATGTCCGGCAATAAACTTTATACTTCCACTGACTTAGAAACGTGGACGCAGCGAACATCCATTCCTTCGGGTCTTACGATGGTAGACGCAGTGCTGGAATACGCGAACGGCTTTTACTACACCATTTTGGATAGCGGTTCAGTCGCAACCACAGGAATATACAGAACATCGAGCCTTGATACAAAATTCACGATGTACGCAAGCGGGAGCTTGCCGTCTACGCTAGCCAAAGGAGAGCGTGGGCTGTTTATTACGCCGAACTTTTTGTATATCTATGCCGTGGGCACAGAATACACCGGCTACGGCGGTCACGATCATGAATATATAAGCTGCTCATATGTGAACCCAGCAACGCAGGCGATTGTGTCGATAGGAGACATCGACGGTGTCTTTTTTTACAATCGAGAGCAAGGACGCTTTTACAAGCTGGAGTTATCAAACACGAGCAACAGCCTGACAACAGCAACGGCGGAAACTCTGATCAATCCGACATGGGAGACGGTAAGTACCGTATCGCTTGCGACTCTCTCTCCATCCTTCAACGAACCACCAGGTTACACAACGCATAATTTGATGTCCGCATATCATTGCGGAACGACAATCATTGCATTCTTCGGGCTTACAGAGATAAGCATCGTTGCCGGTACTTTTACCGAGTATACCGGATATATGGTGTACAGGTACTCGACGGACAACGGAACAACATGGAGCAACGGGAAAATTATCTCTTATGAATCTGGCAAGCGAGGGCTCCCAGCATACAGCGGTGGAAAATACAAAGGCGGGCTGCTTGTGACAGCCGGTGACGTGACAGCGACAAAGAATGGTACAAGCGCGGTAAATATTATTGCAATCAGCGACCCTGCAGCTGGGCAAGCCTATAGCGATGTACTAAAGGATGGTATACCAGACATTGCTCTATCGCTGGACGGAAGAGCGGCATATAGTTCAAGCAACGGCATTGCATATTGTGATTATAGCGTTAGCGGAAAGACGATTCCCATTATTGGCGTGAGTACCCGTTGTAAAGCCTACATCAAGGCGCTGGAGGAATAATTATGCAAGATAGAGTAGGCAGCATAGATCTAGCTAACGGAGCTATCCGGTATGTAGGCTACAATGCCTACAAAGTTGTATTGCGTGGCGTATGGCTTAAACTAGAGGACGAACCACTGCAGGTAGAAACTCCGCTCACAGCAGGAAATCTACTGACCGCACAGACCGCAGCAAAGATCTGGCGAGCGGGCAACGCACCGGCGAACCCGATGGTAAATGAGGCGCTTGCAAAGCTGGCAGAGCCAAACTATCACGTCGGCGACATCCTCACGACTGTCCGCGTACTCTCTGCCCCATGGCACGCATGCGACGGCTCGACCTTCTCGCGGACGGCCTACCTGGCGCTTTATGCAGTCCTCGGCGGCACGACGCTGCCAAGCATCAGCTATTCCAGTGATACCACCACCTACATCAAAATGGCGGACGACTAGCCAAAAAAACAAAGAAAGGTACATAAAACATGGATGCTGGAACCATCACGATCATTTGTGCCGTGCTCGGCTCGTCCGCGCTGACGGCGGTAGTAAACGCCGTCGTTGGCGCGATACAGAAAAAGCGCGGAAAGGCCACATCGCAGGAGGCGCACCTTGCAGAGATCGACAAAAAGCTCGGGAAAATGCAGGAGCATCAGGACGAGCAGTATCTGGCAATTCTCCGTCTGACCATCATGTCGGAGGAAATGCCAATGGCCGAGCGCCTGATCGCCGGGCAGAAATACGTCAAGCTGGGCGGGAACGGCGACGTGAAAAAATTCCTGCACCAGCTGGAGGCGCAATGCGGACATAGCAGTGCGCAATAAATTGGGAGGCAGATATGCGGGTAAAAGGCAAGTGGAGCAAGGGCGAAATGGCGCGAACCATTGTTGTGTATCTGATCCAGCTCATCACGACGGTAATTGTCTGGGCCTGCGCTCTGAAAACCGTCGCCGTCCTAATTGCAGTCATCCGCAGCCCGGAGCTCGGCGCGTCGATCGACCTGTCCGACGTGCTCGGCTTTACCGGCTGGGCAACCATCACAGAGCTTGGCCTGCTTGCCTTCAAGCGGGTTTTTGCGAAGAAAAATGAAACAGTCGAATAGCGAAAGGAGTAATTACTTATGGACTACACGCAAATTATCTCGGCAGTGATCGCGCTCATCAGCGCGCTCGTTTCGGCATTTTTGATCCCGTGGCTCAAAACCAAGATCGACGCGGACAAGCTGCAAACGCTCCGCACTTACGTTGAGATCGGCGTAAAGGCGGCGGAACAGCTGTACACCGCGACGGACGGCGCGGCGAAAAAGGCGTATGTCGTGAACTTCCTCGCCGAGAAGGGCATTCAATTTGATGTGGAAACGATCGATAAGCTGATCGAGGCCGCCGTGCTGCAGCTGCACCACGAGTTGTACGGGAGTGAGCGGGCATGAGTATCAAAATTGGGCAGGCCAGTCTTGGAGAAACCGGAGGACGCAACCAGCAGCCCGGCAACCAGAGCGGCCGGGAGCTGAATATCTCCAACTGGTACAATGGCCGCTGGCTCGGCGTCCTGCGCTACAAGAGCCGCAAAAAGGCCGAGCGGGCCGCGCAGACGTGCGAGGCGGCCATTAAAAACCGGAACATCGGCTACGACATGGACAACAGGAACACGGCGTATGAGGCAGCCAGAGCCGTCGGATGGGACGTGAGCAAGATCACAAAGCCAGTGGAGACGGACTGCTCCGCGCTCATGACGCTCTGCGCCGTGGCCGCAGGCTGCGCGTCGGTCGAAGCTCTCTACCGTCGGCAGGGCAACAGCTGCACGACATACTGCATGCTGCACGATTGGCCAGCGACGGGAGACTTTGTGCTGCTGACCGGCAGCAAGTATCTGACGACGGACGCCAATCTCCTGCGCGGGGACGTGCTGGTAAGCGAGGGCCATACCGTGATGGCCCTCGAAGATGGAAAAAATGCAGAGGAGGAAACTGAGATGGTAGAAAAGAGCAAGATCATCGTGGACGGCAAGGAAGTCGCCGTTGAACGCATCCTGAAGAACGGCACGAACTACGTCAAGGTGCGCGATCTGGCCGCTGCGCTGGATCTCGAAGTCAGCAACAAGGGCAATATCGCCGTGCTGAATCACAAGGAAAAGTAAGGAGGCGGGGCGTATGTCGCCGCAGGCGCGGGCCAAGCTGCCGCCAGAGCTGGGCCGCCTGACCCGCAAGGACATGGAGGCCGTGATCTATCAGGCCAATCTTGGCCGGGAGAACGAGAAGATCGCGCAGCTCTACTTCGTGGACAAGCTCCCGCAAGTGGACGTTGCAACAGAATTGTATCTTGGCCGCGCCACGGTACAGCGCCGCCTACCGGAGATCATGCGGGAGATGCAGCGGACATCCAGCAAACTGTATAACTGAGATAAGCGCCGGTTTCTCGGCGCTTATTTTTTATATAAAAATTTTTGAAAAGCCCTTGACATATACGGTATTACAGTATATAATGCAGCCATAGACACAAAGCAAAACAAACACGACAAAAAAATCGGAGGATGGCAGACATGTTTAATATCGTTTCCGCGTGGGGAGCGCAGACAAATCCCCACTATAACCCGGACACTGCAAATAATGGCGGAGGTTACTGGCAGTTTTCCGGCGGTATCGTCGTCGATCTTAACGGCCAGCTTGTCACCGTCGAGGCCGACGACACGTCCTGCGGCGATTTTGGCAGCCGCGTGTATTTTTCCGTGACGGCTGACGGCTTCTGCTGGCAATTTTCCGACGGCACAATGGACGATGCGTCCGTTGACACCCCGGAGGATGTCTTGGGCGTTCTGCGGTCCGTCTCCGGCGTTCTGGGCGTGGACGCCGAAGCGCTGATTTCTGCCGCGTTGAATGCGGCGAACGTCTGCGCGTGGGAGGTATGCTATGCCGACTGACACCCAGCGCCGCGCTCGCAACAAGTGGGACGCTGAGAACATGTCCGTGATCTCCTGCAAGCTCAAGCGGGAGATCGCGGAAAGATTTAAGGCCGCAGCCAAGTCCAACGGCACGACGCCAAACGAACTGATACGCGGCTGGATTGCTGCATATTTATTTGAGCAAAACTGATGCATAACTGAGGCACAGGAAAATAGTAAAAAGCCCATACTGGACACATCAAAGGAGTGTTCGGTATGGGCTTTTCTTATTTTAATCCGAACCCTGCCGGGCAGAAGGTCGGGGACTGCACCGTCCGGGCTATCGCAAAGGCGACCGGGAAGAGCTGGGACGAGGTGTATATCGGCCTGTGCCTGCAGGGACTCATCATGGGCGATCTGCCGAGCGCAAACAGCGTATGGAGCGCTTACCTCCGGCAGCAGGGCTTTACCCGGAACGTAATCCCGAACACATGCCCGGACTGCTATACCGTCGCGGATTTCTGCGCAGACCATCCGCGCGGCGTGTACGTTCTTGCCCTGTCCAGTCATGTGGTCTGTGCGGAGAACGGAAGCTATTTCGATACATGGGACAGCGGCAATGAGATCCCGCTGTTCTACTGGGCAAAGGAGGATAAATGATGTTCGGACAACAGCCGTATGTGTATCAGCAGCCGATTTATAATCAGCCAATCGGCCAACCGATCAGTCAACCAATGCAGGAGCCAATGATGCGCCCACAGTACCAGCCCGCGCCGCAGATACCGGCCTACCAGCCGCAGCCCCAGCAGCCGCAGAATCAGTCGATCATCTGGATTCCGAACGAACAGGCCGCAAACGACTTTATCGTCGCGCCCAACAATGCCGTTACGCTTTGGGATATGAATGCGCCGGTCGTGTATGTGAAAAAGGCAGATGCAAGCGGCAAGCCGACCATGACGACCTACGACCTTGTAGAGCGTGCGCAGGCCGCGCCAGCGCCCGCAGCGCCGCGAAAAGACATGAGCGAAGAATATGTGACCCGCAGGGAGTTTGAAGAGCTGGTAGCCAAGCTGACGGCCCCCAGCGTAAGACCGGCGAGAAAGACAAAGGAGGCTGAAAGCGATGGCTAACCCCCTGTTTCAGGCCCTCGGCGGCGGGCAGATGCCCGGCCAGATGGGGCAGTTTCAAAATATGGTGCAGCAATTCCGGCAGTTTCAGCAGACGTTTCAGGGCAACCCGAAAGCAGAGGTCGAAAAACTGGTACAGAGCGGGAAAATCACGCAGCAGCAGCTGAATCAAATGCAGCAAATGGCTGTGCAATTCCGGCAGCTGCTCGGATAAAATGAATCTTAATTCGTGGCCACGATTGAGATAAATTTCAAAATCTACGAAAGGAGAATTTTATGAGTCTTACTGATGGCGGCATTCAGCCGACTATGCCCGTCCAGCCTGCCAATAACTACGGCGGCGGTATGGGGATGTGGGGTGATAACTGGATCTGGATCATTGTGCTGTTTTTGTTCGGCTGGGGACGCAACGGCAACGGCTGGGGCGGCAATGGCAGCGGCGGCGTGATGGACGGTTACGTGCTGACGTCCGATTTCGCAAGTGTTGAGCGTAAACTTGACAGTATGGCAAACGGCATTTGCGATTCCACGTTTGCCCTGAACAATGCCATTACTGGCGGCTTTGCTACGACCACGCAGGCCCTCAACAGCGGTTTCCAGAACGCCGAACTTTCTCGTTGTAATCAGCAGGCCGCGCTTATGCAGCAGCTGAACAACATGGCGATGCAGGCACAGGAGTGCTGCTGCGAAAACCGCGCTGCAATCGCCCAGGTGCGCTATGACATGGCGACGCAGGCGTGCGACACCCGCAACACCGTGCAGAACACCACCCGCGACATCATCGACGCGATGAACTGCGGCTTCCGCAGCATCGACCAGCGTCTGACGGCACAGGAGCTTGCGGCGAAGGACGCGAAGATCGCCGAGCAGAACCAGCAGCTCTTCGGCTACCAGCTGGCAGCATCGCAGGCGGCGCAGAACAATTACCTTGTTTCCACGCTTCGCCCGAGCCCCAGCCCGGCCTATGTTGTCGCGAATCCGTACTGCTGCAACAGCGGTTACAACTACGGCTGCGGCAACTGCGCGTAACAACTCCACATCGTAGAGCTTTTTCGTGGCCTCACGAAAATGATCGGCCCCATTGCCGATACTCGACAGCAACGCGGGCCGCGGCGCGCCCCCCCGCGGCCATGTACTCGGCGCCGCCCCGCCCGCCGCGACACTG